CAGAGAATTGGTAAGTAGGGTTTGTGGCTCCTACAGCTGTGCCTTTAACAGTGATTACTGATACTGCTAAGGTTTTGCCAAAGGCTGCGCTCAATGTCTCGTTGACCTGAGATGCTGCCCAGTCATTGATAAAGTCAATAGTGAATGTGCCTGATTGTAGACCAGCAACAAACTTGTGCGCTGTGTCACCCATAGCGGTTACTTCTAACTCATCCACGATTTGGTTAATTACAGCATTAGTCACGTATGAGCTAATGTCGATGGATGGTGTGGTTGGCGCAGCATTGGTAGCCAACTTAACACCTACGTTATTATTTAAATAGATTGCCATTGTTATTCCTCGTCTTTCTTAGTTTGTGCAGTTGGTTTTGGTGCGCTTGCAATTTGGCCTGTCTTCTTCAAGAAGGCTAAGTCTTCTTCGTGTGTGCTCATTTTAACTCCAGCTCGTTAGGATTGATACTGTTATTTCCGATGTTAATAAATCTCCACTAGCTGCGTTAGTTATAGCTGGAGCGGAGACACTTGATATGTTGTAAACCAGGGTTGATGCCGCTAGTTTAGTTACTACTGCCACAATAAAATTCTCTATGCCTAATAGGTTGCCTTGATTGTCAAATGCAGGTGTGGTTACTAAAATCTTAAAATTAGCCAGGGGTGCAATGCTTGTTTGGCTGTTATTGCTTGGCTCTATATAAGGATCGCTAGGTGTTATTACCACGCTATTAGCAAGCAGGGTTGCTGGTGGGAATGCAAAGGTTGACCATACGCCATTGTTTGTTAGGGCTGTTGCTAGTGTGCCACGCAGGGTGGAGATCGCTGCCATTAGCCGACCAAAGAATTTGGGTTTGAGTAAGGTTGGATGAGACCACGTACTCGGTTAATCAGCTGATAACCCATCCGATAAGGGCTGGCACTGATCCCATCCATACCTACCCCACCAGTTTGGCTGACCTGCCTCGCTTGCCAAACATCTACGGCAATTATCATCGCCGCTTCTCTTATGGCTGGGGTCGCACTGTAATCTGTGTCTTTTTTATCTGGGCCTACAACTTTGCCGCTAGGGATAATTCTGTGGAATGGATCGTTTGCGTGTACTTTAGCAAATTGAATAAATGAATAACCAGATGGATAATTTGTAAATGCTAAGTTGGTTAAAAACGCTGTGCCAATTGACACTGGGGTGGTAGTGCCTGGAAATGATCCAGTAATAACGTGTTGGCCGCCATAAATGCTGCCACTATTTTCTACGCTAATAGTTTGACCTGTTACAAATATGCCAGGATTTGCTAATACTAAAGTAGCCACGTTATTGTTTAAACTTGCACCTACTACTGGCGCCTCGTTATACCAGAGGTATTGATTTAATAAATCTTCTGCTGTTTGGCAAACTTCTTCTACGACAGCATCGGTGTATAAAGTGCCTATCCCCAAATTACTGCGTAACTCGGCCTTGGTCACAAATGTACTCGGCATACTGTCCTCTCTTATAAAAGCTCCCCTGGGGCTAGGGCTACTAAACCCCAGAGGATTATTACTGGTTTAACTTATTAGGATAGGTTGAAGCGTCGGACTCCACCTTGTACTAATACACCAACGGCCATATAGCCGTAAAGTGAGGTCTCAATTTCTCCCGATGTTGGGATATTGGTGGAAAGTCTCAAAATTGGAGACTCATAAATTGATACTGCGGATGGTACAACAATAAATGCTGACTCATCGATAACAGTAGATACAGCATTTGGATCTACGTATAGATCAAGACCTAATACGTTGCCACGGAGTGAACGTGGTGATGCTTGTCCTGCTGCGTTCATTGGTTGTGATGCTGTGTAAATTGGGCGATCAGTTGTGTCCTTAGCACCAATTAACAGATTCCATTGGCCAGTGCCAGCGATGTAAGCAGTTGCTAACTCACCTGTTGCAAGGTATGCAGCTGGTGCTTGCTCTGCTACGTAGGCAATAAGGCCGTTAGATGTTGCAGCTTGTGGGTTAGCTTGTGCGCCACCTGCTGTTAGTGCTGCAATTACTGCTGCATCTGTTGCCTTATTATAGGCTCGAGTCATATTTTCAAGCATAGCCTGAAAAAAGTCGGGCGAACTGCGCTCAAGGACCTCAAGGCTGTAGCGTTGAAGGCCACTGTATTTTTTGACTGTGAGATTTACATAGCTTGAGACAATACCTGTTTCTGATGGTGTGCCTGCTTCTGCAGTCTCTGCAACTGTACCTGATGTAGTGATCTTTGGTACTGAGATAGTCATACCTGCTGCTGGTAATGCACGTGTACCGATTGCATCTACAGCTGGGCGTGATCCAATAAGTGTATCTACTACTGTAGGTACAAACTGTGTTGGATTAAATGCTGGGTTGGTTGTAAATGAGTCATCGGCAGCAGTTAAATACTTTGCTACATCTGCTTCTGCTTTCATAACCCACTGTGCTGATTCGTGGTTACCTAATTTTGCTTTAATGCTGTGTTCCAGCATATGTGCTTGTGTTCTGATTGGTGAGCGTGGCTCTGTATAGAAGGATGCACTAATTGTAGGGCGTGCGGCTTCTACTGGAGCAGTCTCGACCACTGGTGTTGCTGTTGGCTCGGTGGTGTTTTCCACTATAGCCTCACTTTCCGTAGTTGGTTGATTTGTTGCATCCGCTTCGCCTTCGCTAGCGGCAACTTTAGTTACTTGTGCTTCTGTAAATGCTGGTGATTCAACTAGGCTAACTTCTTTGAGTGTTGCCTTAGTTACATAAATATAATCCTTTTTTTGTGATGATTTGATTACATCCACACCTACAGACAGGCCGTCAATTAATTGCTCTCCTGCAAGTATGAGTGCTTCTTGGCCAGACATACTGGCACTAATCTTAAAACTAGCGTAAATACCATCTTCTGCTTCGTTAAATTTTTGCATTCTGCCGATTGGGCGCTCTGCACTGTGTTGCATAAGCATCTTGATCTTGCCTGGATCTCCTACCTCTATTGATCCTTTAGCAAATACAACTTTGCCAGCACTGGTGTTGCCAGGTACTTCAAATGGCACAATCTTGCCTGCAATTACTCTGCGCTCGCCATCTGCGCTTTCAATCTGGCTACTGAACGTAAGTAACATCAGTGTCCTCATTTCCGTTAGGTGTCATTTGTTCCATTTCTTTAGCTTGCTCTACATCTATTAAACCTAGTGACAACATTTTCTCTATAGCTTCTAGGCGCTTCATTGTGTCGGCACGTAAGAATGATTCTTCTAATGCAAATTTAACTACGTGGCCACGTGGGGTTATATCATCCATTGATAGGCGATCTTCTATAGCACAAATGTATGGTTGTAGCGAATAGGCAACAAATTCTTTGCGGCCATCGATAATGTTTTGATAAGTCATACTGTTATTCATATCTGCTGATATGTAATACGCTGGCACGTTCATAGCTCTAGCGATTTGCGTTGCTAAGTATTGCTGTGCCTCTGAGTACATCATATCTTTAGGTGAATATCCAACAGTTTCATAACTTAATGTGCTAGTTAGGTATGCTGTTGATTTATTTTGACGTGCTGTTTTCCAGGCTGCTAATAATGCTTGTACTTGTGACTCTGGCATATCTGCGCCAGTGTTTTTAATAAATCCTGTAGCCATTGGTGTTTGTGCCGCTACTGCACTTGCTTTTTCTAAATCTAAAGCTGCTTGTATTGTGCGGCCTGCTGTTTGTAATACGCCTTGTGTTAATCCTTGAAATGTAACTAAAGATCCAACACCAACCATAGGCACTTTAGCGCCATCTACTGTGTAATATAAAACTTCTGTACCTAATTGATTTGTTTGTGCTACTACACGGCTATTGGCGATCCATTCAAATCTAGCAGGGCGTAAATCATCTGCATAAACTTCTGTTACACGCCAAAAAGCCTGGCCATACATTACAAGTGAATCAACTGTCCAACTGATTGTGACGGATCGTGGTTGTCTAATATCTGGTTGATCCAACCATAATGGCTTGCCTAATTTTTCGCCTGTAGATTTTTTGTACAGCTCTAAAGGTAAATAGCCAATAACACCTTTAATTAAATTTAAGCATCGATTAACTGCTGGCACTTGGGTTGCAAGTGTGCGATCCATTGGGCCAAATCCAAATGTGTTGTAACCAAATTGGATTGTGTTGTCGCCCATAACGGCAGGGGCGTATTGCGCTTGGACAGTTTTATTATTGGTTATACCCAAAGCAGACAATAGACCCATATATATACTTTATACCATAAATCGGACTAATGGTGCAAATTAGACAAAGATTTGTGCGGTTTGTTGTGGCTTAGTTAATTGACTTACAACCATCGCTAATGATATGGCGGCTGTGACCTCGCCACTTGATTTACGCCTGATTATACGGAAACCAAAATCTGAGGTTTTAGCTGCACAGTTATTTAGATGTTGCACTAGATCCTGTTGCCCCGAATGAACCATAGTGTTTTGAGCCAGTGCGTTGGCAAGGTCAGAGCACGCTTGGTAAAATTTTTGCCCACTGCAGTCTTCCAATCGCCAGCCACTTTGTTCAAGCTTGGTCGCAACTGTCTGGGTGGCGTATTTGTCAAAACATATAGTAGTCGGGTGGTATTTTTTAGCCCACTCATTTATATCGCTTGCCATCTTCATTTCATCTATAGCAATATCGCTATGCCAAAGCTGTGCAAGTCCGACTGCTATTTTGCCGTCTTTCATTTGGCCCATTACTAAAGCGCCTGATCTTCTAGTAGGTGCAATATCAAATGCCATAATTGTCTGTGGCCCAACTGGGATTTCTAAAGTGCTATCGCTACATTGTTGAACTGAATCATAGGCCCAGGGGCTGACAGTGCTTGAAATCCACTGGCAAAGCATTTCCGTGCGAGTAGCTTCTATGCTGTTTGTGTTTACGGCTTCTTCCAGGGTTTGCTCTGTTACTAAATATCCAAGGGCGGGGTTTGCCATAGCCCAAGCTTTTCTATCGTGTATTT